TATTAATTCGCAAAGACTAGATTGCCGAGACCCGACACGATGCGGAGGAAGTTGAGCGCTTCCACGTACACGCCTACAGTGTAGGTGTAGACAAAGATGACGTTGTCATTGCCCTGGACAACTGTCACGAGGTCGCTCGGGTTGTAGACGAGGCTTCCGTCGGGATTGCGCAGGTTCACATTGGCCGCCGGGATGATGGTCGGATTCTGGCTGAAGATCGTGGACTTCAGGACGCAGACAATGCTCGTGGTCGCGGCTCCCGTTGTCGTGCTCGCCTGCGGAAGGGGCTGCTGGAGCGTCAACCGCAGAATGACCTTGTTGAAGAGACTGCCGTTCACGGCACCACTGGGCTGATACTGGTCGTGGTCCAGGGAGAAGGAATACATGTAGACGCCCGGAAGTCCCGGGGCATCTCCGGTCGTATGCCGATACATCTGGAGCAGCGAGAAGTAGGGCAGAGGCTTGGTCTGGAACCGTTCCTTGGCGTCGAACAGGAGGACGCCGTCAATCAGCGGATCGCGAGGAAAGATGGAGGTAATCTGCTGCTGTCCGGAGGAATACATGGACAGAGGACCGGTCGTTCCGGCCGGAGTCCAGGGGGCCCGGTTGGGGTCTTCCCAGTTCGTGTAATTGTCCCAGTCATTCGCGAGAAGTCGGTCCGACCGATGGGTTGCAAACACAATCCGCGTGACGAGATTGTACATGGGAATCTCGAGGTCCGTGTTGCCTCCGAACTGGCCTTCCTTCCCAACATACCGAACGGTTTTGATGAGCACGGTCGTATCGGCCTTGGCGATCTGGTTCCACTCCGTCTCGGTGAGGTAGATGAAGTTGCCCTCGAGATACGGGTCGGGGAAGAAGGTGGTCAACAGCGTGTTGCTCGGGGTCCCCAGAGTCGTCGGAGGGCTGAGGAACAGCTGAAGGGGGTAGTTGACCGGCCGCACGCGCTGACCGTAGGTGTCCGTGTTCAGCGGGTTGACGTCAATGACCGTATACAGGTCCGTGATGCTCCGGAGGACAACGTTGATGTAGACCTCGGAATTCTGAAGGGCGGCAAGCGGAAGCGCAACTCCGGGATTCTCCGAGAACCAAAAGTGAAGGGGGACAACAAGCTGGCGACTCCGGATGCTCGGCTCGGGAATGGTCGTCATCGGGATGGTCGTCGGAGTGGTCGTCGGCGTAATGGCGTGAGGATACTGATTCCGGCGGTCGTAGGCGTTCGCAGGGTCATTCAGCTCGGGGACGTTTCCGACCATCTGGTCGACAATCTGGCGCTTGTTCCGGTCGTGCGTCATGTAGGAATAGAGCTTGAGCCATTCCCCGTTGAGGGTTTGGATGACCTGACCGTTCATGCTCAGCTCCACGCGGTCAATCATGTTGTAGCCAATGTTCTCAATCCACTGGAACTCGTAGCCAATCGCATTCGGGGCCGTCTGTGTCTGGGTTCCGGCTCCGTATCCAGCCGGAAGCGCGGCGCTTCCGAGATACTTGAGCGGAGACCAGATGTCGGGGAGCGTCAGCACGAGATACGTATCGTGAAGCAGCTGGGCATAGCGGTCAATGCGGCAGGACAGAGTCTTCGTCCCCGTGGCGGAGAACTCGAGGTTCGACGCGGTAAAGCCCATTCGAATGGACTCCATTGCAAAATTGGTGTGGCGGCGATAGACGGCTCGGAAATGAGTCATGGAAGGACTTCCGTTGACCAACTCATTTTGAGCTCCGACGGCGACCAATTGGAGAAGTCCGCCCGGCATTTGTATGTACCGTGGTGAATTGTTTAGGTTCTTCTCTACAAATGCCCAAGACCCACGCTGAACTCCGCGAGGAGCATGCGAAGGCCTTGGGTACGTACATGGATGGGAAACAACTGACGTACGAGATCTCCTATGAATTGGGGAAGTCTGTGGCCGACTGGCCTGTCGTCGAGAAGGAACTGGTTGTCTATCGTGGACAGCCGAAGAAGTACACCGCACTTCCCACAGATGTTCCCTTCATGTCCACGTCGTACTACTTGCATATCGCCAAACGCTTTGCGGGAGACGGCGGACACACGTTCAAACTGATCCTTCAACCCGGCGTTCGCTTTTTCGTTCCGGCTCCTGGATCAAGCGAAGCCGAAGTGTTCGTGGAGACTGGGGCTCTCATCACGTACGGTGTTGATAAAACGGGCAAGGTCGCGAAAAAGCGCGTGAAGGATGCCGATACAGAGGAGGTTGCAAATTCGTTTGTTGTGACAGTGTCCCCGAAGCCAACGGGAGGACGCCGGCGTCAGCTTTCTTCCTCCACGAGATACACGAAACGTAAGAACAGGAAGAGGCTTGCAAGTTGGAACCCACGGATACATACCCAACGTGCGATGGAATCGTCCATGTTTACTGCTGAGAAATAGTCGCCCGGATGCCGAGAGGACGGAGGGCCTGGCGCGAGAGGACGTCCTTCGTGTTCACACTCCGAAACACACCCGGAACACCCGCAGTGCCCGCGGCCCCAATAGACGTCTCACATCCCGAGCACCAGTTGGTGACTGTGATTCCTCCGGGCGCATCTCCCCATGCCGACGGAGCAGGAACGTGGAGAATCTGACGGATCGTCGCCCTGTTCGCCGCGGTTGAGAGATAGACCCCGTTTGTCTTGTCCTTCTGCTCGGGTGGTGTCGAATAGTAAGACGACGAAACGAGTTGACGCTTCTTCATCGTCAGGTAATCTTGGGCGGAGTTGACCTGCATTGTCTTACGCAAAGAGATTTATACGCGAGGCCCCGGAAGACTTCAAATGCGTGTCGTCCTCGTCAGCACGCACATTGACCAGACCACCGGATACTCCAAGGTTGCCCACAATCTCCTCAAGCAGGCCTCTACCCTTGCCCCTCGCGTCAAGCTTTTCCACTATGGCTTCCAGCGCCACCCGAATGCTCCGGGTCACCGGAAGGCGCCTGCGGGCGTCAATCAGTACGATGCGGCTGCGAACGAGGACCCGAAGGAGGAGGGCTTTGGCTTCAACAAGATCCACGACTACCTTGAGATGGTCGGTCCGGATGTTGTGATGATCTACAATGACCCCCTCATCATCCACAAGTTCGTGGAGGCGATGAAGCACGAGAAGACCACTGCGACCTACAAGCTGTGGGTCTATGTGGACCAGGTCTACGAGGGCATCGCTCCTCCCCTGATGAAGACGATTCGTGACCATGCGGACCGCGTGTATTGCTTCACGGAGATCTGGAAGCAGAAGTTCCTCGCCTATGGCGGCTTCCCGGACGTCCGCATCCTGGAGCATGCCGTGGATGCGACGACGTTCAGTGCGATGGCCGACGATGCGCGCACGGCCTTCCGGAAGAGCCTCGGAATCCCGGCGAACGGCGTCGTGTTCCTCAACGCCAACCGCAACAGTCAGCGCAAGCGTCTGGACCTCACCCTCGCGGGCTTTGCACGCGTCCTCAAGACCACCCCGAATGCCTATCTCATCATTGCGACGAACGTCAATCCGCAGGCCGGCGCCTACTACGACATCCCGACCATCTTCCAGCGCGAGGCCGCTCGTCAGGGTCTCGACCAGCTGGCGCTCAGCCACCTCGTCCTGATTGATACGGCACCTCCGAATGTTGTGGGAGATGAGGGCATCAACCAGCTCTACAATGCGGCGGACATTGGCATCAACACCTCGGATGGCGAGGGCTTTGGTCTCTGCCAGCTGGAGCACATGCTCACCGGTGCGCCCCAGGTGGTGATGGACATTGGGAGCTATCGCACCTTCCTCGATGAGACAACGGCCGTCTTCGTTCCTCCTGGCGATGATGTCTACTTTCCGGGGTCGATGCCCCTCGGGGGCTGGGCGCCGTCGTTCTCGGCGGATGCCGTGTCGAGTGCGATGGTCAAGGCGATTGAGACGCTCCCGGAGCTTCGGAAGGGAGTCTCGGCCTACAAGTTCAAGTCGTGGACGCAGGTGTGTGATGGATGGCTGGAGGATCTCCTGACGGCCTAGGCTCGCCCCGAGGGCTCACGGTCCTCAAGGCAGCATCCATTCGACGGTCGTGGGAGTTGTGAGCGTTCCGACCCGGAGCAGGCGCTCATTGTCTTCAAACGCCGGACCATCATAGATCTCCTTGGTCTGCGGATCATACAGAAAGACCATTCCCTTAATGGCCACCTTTTGGAGCTTGCGCTTGCGCTTGGTCCGATTGCGCAAGTACGTCAGGTCCGTGTCATCGGATTTGAGACTCGGTTTGTAGGCCAAATCTTCACCTGTTGCCGTGCTATCAAAGCGCATACAGGACACCACCGGAGTCTCTTTGCTATGGAGTTTCCGGTGGAGTTCGCAGTCGACAGCCGCGGATTTGAGGAGAGTTGCGAGACGTTTCGTCGTCACATCCTTCTCAAACGAAATCTCATACAGATACTCGTCGGTGGACATGAAGATATCCGACGGGTCTCCCTCATACCGTTTGGTCATCATGTCCGAGCGACGCACAAGCACCACGTTGTTGGAGCCCTCCGTGGACTTCGCCTGGTCTTCGGTGAAGACAGAGACGTAGAAACTCACCTTGACCGTGCGTTGGTCCTGGGGCAGTCCGGCATGCGAGCAAATGCGGACAGCGCGACCAATGACCTGGTCGTGACGAGCCGGATTCCAGTGAGGCTCCATGATGTGCACGCGGCGAACGTTCAGGAGCGTAATGCCCTCGGCACCTGCCGACGAGGCCATGAAGACACACAGAATCTTACGCCCACGGCTTTCCACGGAGGCCTTGAGACTCTGGGGAAAGTCACGAGCATAGACTCCGTTGAAGATCTGACGGATGTACTCGCGCTTCTCGGCATCATCTCCAGCCTTGGCGCCCGTATAAAAGGCATACGCCGGCTTCTCAGAGGACATCGCGGGATCTTCCACCCACTGATTGTTCTGCTTGACGAGCTTGTACTCCTGCCACCCGTTCGCGTCCAGAATCGCGCTGAAGACACCCAAGCCTTCGAGCTCGCGATACTGCGAATAGATGAACTGATTGTTCCGCGCCTCCACGGTGCCCATCGAGGCCTTGACGTTCTTGAGCATCCGGAGCATCTTGGGACTGAACGTTTCCAGTGCGGTCTCGGAGAGGAACCGCTTGGGGTCGGCCCGGAGTTTGTTGAGAATGGCTTCCTTCTCGGGAACTGCATCCTCGGAGGCCGCATCTTCATCCAGCTGGCGCAGGTCCGGCGGAATGGCGTAGTTACAGGCCAATCGAGAATTGACGCGGAAGGTCTTCATTTCGCTGTCGCTCGTTCCCATCGTCGCCCGACGCTTGTTCTGCTGGATCTCCTTGAAGCGAACAGCGAGGTAGTGGTTGAACTGCTCGGGAGACATCGGCACCTGTTCGAGCATCTTCTCGGGCTCAATCACTTTGGGAAGCATGCGCTCATCGGCTCCCTTGAAATACGACACGAGGCCCTGAATGCGGCGCTGAAGCAACAGGGCGTTCTTGATTTGGAGTCCATCCAAGAACGTCGCTGCAAACTCCTCATAGTCCGTGGGCAGACACTCCAGCGATTCCACGGTGATGCGATCGGTTGCGAGTTCAGCCCCACCGACCTCGGTCTCAAACTTGGAGGCCCAGGAGGACACCCAATCCTGAGGGCTTGAGATGGTCCCCATATCCTTCATATACTGAACGGCCGTGCGGTCTCCCTTCTCGTTGTAGACACTGCGGAACTTGGGAGGATTGCGGGTCACCATCAGAATCTTCTTGAGGGTGTTGAACTCCACGCCATCCAGGTCCGGAACTGCCCGGAGCGCCGTCGTCATCTTTTCCTCGTCCCACGTGGGGATGGATTTGAGCGGGATGCTGATGCGCTCAATCGGACCCCGCAGGAGGTTCATGAGGAACGCGAGTTCGTTCGCACGGTTAATGACGGGCGTTCCCGAGAGGGCGACCACTTTGCAGTCAACTGCGTTGTAGATGCGCTCGTAGAGCTTGCCGCCGAGTTCCGATTCGTTGATGACTCGGGAGATGAAGTTATGGACCTCATCAATGATGACCACGCTACCCGAATACGGGTTAGAACCGTCCTCAGGGACATACTTTGCGATATTCGCAGAGGATAATCCGTTGTACCGGATGAAGGTGAACCGCTGACCGAGGACGTCATCAAATTGCGCCTGAATCGCATCCTGGGCCGTCTTGGGGAGCTTGGTGTAATTCGGCTCCTCGCCCGGTACGGTGGTGAAAAAGAGCCCCTGACGATCCAGAAACCCGTCGGAGAGACCAAGACGTTTCGCAACCTCGCGGGACTCGTCGTTCAGAGACTGCTGGCGCCAATGGTGGTCGTAGAGATACAGCGGGGCTCCACAGGTCTGAAGCTCGCCGCGGTAGTTGGATTCGAGTGACGCTGGAAGCATCACATAGACCTTCTTGGTCGTCAAGAGCGACTCCGCCACGGCAATGGACGAACAGGTCTTTCCGGATCCAAGTCCGTGGTAGAGCAACAGGCCGCGATACGGGGTCTCCACAGACAGGTAGTCGCGCACAATCTTCTGATGGGGAAGAAGCTCACGCGAACCGCTGTCGCGTTTGAGACAGAGGTCCACGTCCTTGTCCTCCTGGGACTGGGCGGGCATGGGATACTTCAAAAAGATGCGGGCCACTGCATCCGCAAAGGCTTTCCGATTTGGAAGGACGTAGGGTCTCGCCATTGTTTTTCGCAAGGATTTGATAATGGGGCGGAAATCCTATCGTACGACCATGGTCGCAATCTATCTCTTTCTCATGGCCGGGTTCCTGTACCTCAAGCCCAGCATTGCCTTTGGGCGTGAGGGACGGATTCGTCCGTTCGGAACTCAGGATCGCGAGGCGACCGTCTTCCCGCTGTGGTGGTGGGTGTTCATCCTCGCCGTGGTGTCCTACATGGTGACGCTCTACACCTTCCGGTTCCGGATTTAGTCGGTTTCAAAGGTCGTCAGGATACTTGTGAGTTGCGTGAGCATGGCTTTGCGCTCGACGTGGTGGGGTCGGACCAGCGCATCTGCTTCACTCAACGACTTCCATGCAATTCCGGAGATTTCTCTCCGCTGCATGGGTGTGAATTTCTGGGTCAAATTGACGAGTTCGGGACCAACCAGGAGTCCCACGTAGTAGATGTGCTTGTAGCGAACGCCGTTGAGTCCAGTGAAGGTCTCTTCCAGGAGGATGTTATTCAAGAGGAGATAGGCGTCGCGCGGGATGTTCGTCTCTTCTGTGAACTCACGGACAGCACAAGCCAGGTCGGTCTCGCCGCGCATCCGTCGTCCTTTCGGGAAGCCCCATTCAGGTTCGGTGTATTCGGAGAGGTTGTCGCGCATCAGAGCCCATCGGTCGAGTTGATAGAAGCGCTCCTTGGAGGCCGGGAAATCCGAGGAAGAGCGGTCATCGCCCCAGAGGTTCTTCCAGAGGGTCTCAAAGGAGTCGGTCGCAATGGAGACCTGTTCCCGAAGTGTCATGTTCTTGACCAGCGTGCCAACGTAGGGCAGATTGGTCGGGTCGTACTTTCCACGGAGGAACTCGGCGAAGCTCATGCTATCCTTCCGGCGAATCATGAGGACGCGAATCTCGTCTGTGATGACGGGAAGACGCGCACGGTCAATCAGGAGAATTCCACAGGATAAGACGGGGTCCTTACACATCCGAAAGAGATGACCTCGCCCCCCGCAATTGTTACAAAACATCTGATGTTGGTGTGTGTACGGACTCGAGGTCCGTTTTTCCATTGCCCTTGGTAGCGCGTCCCAAGAAAGTTCCTTGCTTAACACAAATGTGGCCGTTTTCGTCAACGCCCTCTCAACCGTCATCAATTGGGACGCAGACGCCGTCCTTTGGACCGGCTCCGTCCTCCGGAGGGTCGGGGATCCTGCGGACGCTTCTTGCGACTGTTGCGGGCCTTGCGGTTCTTCTGCTCGGTATCATCATCTACAACATCATCCGGAAGTCCAAGGGCCTCCCGACGGTGAGTCTCACCGGGGATGCGTCCAGCTCTGGAGACCAGGTTCCGGCTCCCGTCAGCGGAAAGCAGAAGACGGTGATTCCGGCCGCGAATGCCCCGATTGGAGCCAACGGCACGTTCGGGCTTCAGTTCTGGATGTATATCGCGGACTGGGACTTCAACTTCTCCAAGGAGAAGACCGTCATCAAGCGCATTGCAACGGGCACTGCGACGGATGTCAGCCCCCACATCACCCTCCACCCCACGGACAACAGCCTCCAGGTGAAGATTGCCATCTACCCGAACACGGGCGGTGGGGCAGCCAGCACCTCCAGCACGGGCGATTCGTTCACGTGCACAGTGGAGAACGTCCCCCTTCAGCGGTGGTTTGCCGTCTCCGTGACTGTCTTCCAGCGCAACGTGGACATCTACCTGGATGGGCGCCTGGTCAAGTCCTGTGTGCTCCCGGGTGTCCCGAAGCCGGTGCTGGGCGATGTCCACATTGGCGATGACGCGAACGGGTTCTCGGGCTCTGTCTGCAACCTCAAGGCCTACACGGGGATGATTGGCCCCGACGCAGCCAAGGCCTATGCGGCGGCCGGCACGAACTGCCAGGCTCCTGCGGGCCCGACGACATCAGCGCCTGCGGATTCCACGGTCGCGTCGCTCTTTGGCTACACGTTCCGCTTTAGCACGCTCGATAAAGCTGGAAAGGAATTAAGCACCTACATCCTCTAAACAAGAATGCGGATCCTTCTCAAGTGCCCAACTCGAAGCCGCCCCCAGCGCGTGCTCAAGACTCTCGGAACCTATCTTCGCTATGCCGCGCGCCCTGACCTTCTGGGGGTGGCGGTCTCCTGTGACGTTGACGATCCGACCATGGCCAACACGGACGAGCTCAAGGCCCTCCTCGCTCCGTGTGCCTGGTCTCGGATCTTCTACAGTCCCAATCGCTCGAAAATTGAAGCCTGCAATGCGAACATGTCTGAGATTGACTGGGACTGGGACATTGTGGTTCTCGTCTCCGATGACATGGTCCCGCAGGTGCGGGGCTATGACGACGTGATTCGAACCCAGATGACGAGCCGGTTTCCCGACCGCAATGGACTTCTCTGGTTCAACGACGGGTGCCAGGGATCCAATCTCAATACCCTCTGCATCTACGGGCGGGCGTTCTATGACCAGCGCGGAGTCATTTATGACCCGGCCTACAAGAGTCTGTTTTGCGACACGGAGCTCACGGACCACTGCCGGACGACCCTTGCCAGCCGCTGCGCGTACAGTCCGTCCTGCATCATTCGCCATGAGCATCCGGGAACGGGCTATGCGCAGTATATGGACGCCCTCTACGACCGCAACCAGAAGTACTGGAACGAGGACATGTACACCTACATTCGCCGGAAGACCTATGCGTATGACTGGTCTGTTCTAGTCCCGACGATTCCGGGACGCGAGGCCTCACTTGAACGTCTTCTTGCCTCCATCCGCGAGACGGTTGCTCGGTTGGCTCCGCATCTTCGCGTCGAGTATCGTGTCAACTTTGACCGCCGCGAGAAGAGCATCGGTCGCAAGCGCGAAGAGTTGCTCCAGGCGGCACAGGGGAAGTACATGTCCTTCATTGACGATGACGACCAGATCACGGAGGCGTACATTGAAGACCTCCGGGCTACGATTGCAGGAGAGTTTCATGTCATGCGACTCCGGGGACAGATTCAGCAGTATACCTTCACGCACAGCACAGAGACGTCTCTGTCGAGCCCCATGGCGATAGGCAGTGTCTTTGTACGCCCTCCGAATCATCTCAATCCGATGATGACGGATGTTGCGAAGCTCGTGCATTTCGGGGACGCGACACGGGGAGAAGACCTGGATTGGACAATTCGGATGGCCAAGCGCGGGTTCCTGGAGCGGGAATATCGGTCCGACCCCAATCGGATCCACTATCTCTATCAGATGGGAGACCGCAAGGTGAATGCGGGGACGCTTGAGAATCAGAAACATACGACCTACGAAACGATGCTGCAGATGGTTTGGACTCCCGCCGGAGCTCAAGCTCCCGAGCTTCGACCCAATGGCTCTCGTATCCCTGTCTTGAAGCTTGGTCCGCGAGGGTTTGTTTCTTCCTAACAGACAATGAGTCTCTGGGCAATCCTCGGCCTTCTTGTGGTGGTTGGGGGCCTCGCCTATCTAATTCTCGCTCCGAGCAAGGGGTCCTCGGATACGATTACGATTATTCCCGACCTCCAGGACGGCATGTTTTCAACGAGCCGCGCCGGCACCGCACTCCTCCCGTCCTTTAACCAGCCGAAGGGCCGTGTGTATTCCTACACCGGGTGGCTCATCGTCAAAGACTTCACCCAGGGGTACGGAACGAAGCGCAAGATCTTCTCCAAGGGAGATGCCCCGGGTCTCTACCTGGACGGCACCTCCAACTCGCTGATCGTCTCTGTGAAGACGTATGGGACGACGGAGACGATTCTCATCTCCAACATCCCGGCGATGAAGTGGATCCATTTCGGGCTTGTCGTCGACCAGCAGTCCGTGGACATCTACATCAACGGGACGCTCAAGCAGCACCATACGCTGACCCAGCTCCCGGACCTCACCGAGGACCCCATCACCACAGGCCCTGGGTGGAGTGGCTACATCGGTCGTCTGGCCTATACGCGCAAGGCTCTCTCCTACGGGCAGATCGGTGCCGAAGCCAGTCAGCCCCCGCCCAAGCTCCCCGAAGAAGCGGTTGGGAAGAACAGCTACTTCGACATTACCTGGTACATCGGACGGTTAAATTCTACGGCCTAAACAAATGAGTTCCGGAGGTCAACGCGGCATTGATGTCTCAGGAATCACAGGGCTTCGGCTTCAGGCAGCGTCGGATGTGACGAAACGGATTCGGGTTCAGGATATCTACCAGAACTTTGCGTCGACTGTGGGTGCAAATGCGTGGCGCAATCGGACGCCGAACGGCTATGGGTATTTCTTGGACTTTACGCAGGGGCGCAAGGAGGTTGGGCGTCTCGACATCTGCGGAGCGGATTGCTCGACGTGCGTCGGTCTCCCGTATCAGTATTCGGCAACGCTGACCTTTAGGAACGCCTAGTCTTGCGAAGGGCTTTGCGAAGGCTGGCCTTCTTGGTCTTCGAAATCGTCGGGTCGTAGGTAAAGAAATAGCGAAGAAACTCTGGAGAGGTCTTCTTTGTCGAGAGCTTCTCATAGAGGGCCGCCTTCTCCTTCCGCATATCCGTGAGCGTCTCCTGCGTCCCGAGACAGTCAATCGGCGTCAGCAGCGCAAACCGACGCTTCCTGGCGTGATGGGCCAGGTCGACAAGGCGCTGGGCCACGCACAGGATGCTTTCCATGTTGGACTGCTTGGCGGCCGAGAACAAATACG